CTTTTGTTACGGATTTCAAGGTACCGCAACCGCACAAATGCTCCTAGAAGTATTCACAATAATGATCGCTGAGACCTGCACCCACGTTGCGGACCAGACCAAACATTTTCGCAGCGTCCGCCCACTCACTCATATCCAAACCCATGTCTGGAATCTCCTCAATCACCTGCAGACTGTCAAAGTAATCTTCGTATCTCATCTGCAATGCCACACTCATGTGAAACCTCCTGGCCACCAAAAGACGGGAACGGATGTCAATATTCCGTCTACACAAGCCACCCTTCTGAATCGCATCAAGGGTCTGCTGTGCATGCCAATCCACTGTACCATTTTGATTAGCTTCCCATCTTGGTTTTACATGATTGGTTAAGCGTATATAAGCATCTGCCATCGCACGAGTGACGGGGCCATTCGGAGCAGGGTAAGCCATGGAGAGTGCCTTCGCATGTAACAAACCCAGCTTCACTTTTTCACCGCCAACTGCCGATGGTGACATCGACCACCCAAAACCAATCATCTCCCACAGTGGATCCAATACGTTATCACAAACATCACTGTCGCAACACAATCCACAAAAATCCGCATCAGTGATACTTTCCACACACTTCATCTTCACGACCGTCCCTAATCTTGCAAAGTCCTTACTGTCAGGCACACGGCCGTCCCTTGTGAACGCGACAAGACCATCATCGCCCTCCACAACCATCTTTGCGTCATATCCCATTGACCTGAAAACAAATTTCGTGACCATCATGTTTGTGAATCCATTGCCCAGAGATGTGCACATTTCTCCAGACATACGTACTGGGTCCAAACTTCCCGCGCCCAGTCTCGAAGTGATGATTTGCTTCCCACTTAATGTATGCATAATCTTCTTCAAGATTCGCTTATCCGGCACATTACGTAGCATATGCTTATACAGCTGAAATTCACAAAGTTGCATCATTTTACCAGTGCAATTTGCTTCAAACGCCGTATAATCAGTAACCGCGTAAGCTTTCCCTTCCTTTCCCAGAAAATCGCAAATGTACTTCATGCGCTCAT